CTTATCATGTCCTTGATAAATCTTTTGCATATGATATTCTAACCAACCATAATCTAAAAAGTCAGAATACATTTGTTCTACTAGAGATGTTGTTGGAACAAGTATTAGTATCTTTTTGTTTTCATCTCTTAATAATAAATTATAATATCTTACTAATGAATAGATGATTAACGATTTACCACTAGCAGTAGGGCTAAGCAATAATGCACGATTGTTTCTGATACCATAGTCAATGGCGTCAATCTGATAATCTCTAACTGTAATACTTTTTCCTTGAGATTTGATTTTAAGACTTTTAATAAATTTTGATAAGTTTTCTTTAGATAAATCATTGTTAATTTGTAAACTGTCGTCAAGTTCATATTCTTCCCCATATTCTTTTGCCCATTTTAATAAGTAAGATAAAAGTCCAACATAAAGTTCTCCTGTTGTTACAGAAAATAATCTTATCTTACCATCCCAAATTCTATTTCTATATGCTGGCATAAAACGAGCGCCAGGTACTTCAAATGTAAAATAATCTGAAAGTGCCATTGCAGTTGATCTTTCACAATCAACTCTCATGTATACTTCATTTATTTTTTCTATTTTCATTTAAACTGTGGCCCACGAACCCAACCAACTAAACTTTTTCTAACACCCTTTGTTATTGGTCTTACTCTGTGCCATAAATTAGACTTGAAACAAACCATTTGATTTTTTTCTAAAACAATAGTTTCAAATCTTTTACCTTTTATATTAGGGCCATGTATTTCTATATCAAGTTCTCCACCTTCATATTCACTTGGGTCATTTAATCCAATAGAAAAACTTAATTTTCTTATAGTGGGTGTAAACAAAAAGTTAGAATCTGTATGCCAATTATAATATTGGTCAACATCATAAACGGTGTATTGTAAATCTTCTAACTGTGTTAATTCATATTTCCAGTTACCTTGTAAATTTAAAAATTTTACAGTAGAAAATAAATTTTGTATTAATACAGGATCATTAATAAATTTTATTTTTGAATCTCTACTTTTTAAATTTACTTCAGTTTGTTCAGTTTTTGAATCAGTAGATTTACCTACTTTTGCAGATACAAATTCTGTATGTGTTCCGTAAATGTCTTTCAACATCATTTCGTCTAGATTATAAATTGAATAATGTGGTATTAAATTACTCATCCATACCCTCCATAAATCTTCTCCAATTAATAATATTTTTAATTTCAAAACTTCTACTATTAATTGTTTTCAAAACTTCTTCACAATAATCTTTACAAGTTTCAAAGTATTCTTTTTTCTGTAATAGAGTATTTAATTCTTCATCGGCTTCTAGATAGATTGGAATATCACCACGAAGAATTTTGTGGTCGAATGGTTTATCTCTGTATACTTCAGGACTTGATTTACCAGCATAGTATTCCCATTTTTCTTTTTTCAAAGTTAGATAATCAAAATGATGTTTTCTTTCTTGTAATCTATATTTTGAGAATAGTCTTAAGTATTTTATTTTGAGTGCATGAGTACGAACGGTTTCTTTATCACATTCGATATCATCTATTGTTATGTCTTTTTCTGATTGTATTTTCAATTCTTCGAGGGTCATATTATATTCCATAATTTAAAAAGAGAGTGAGCAGTTTGGTTTGCAACTTGCAGTTTTTATATTATCTATTGAAAGACTGAAGGTTGTCAAATGTTCAAGCCAACCTTAAACTGCTCATAATTATTTATAAAGTTTCAAATTCATAGATTGAATATTTGAAAGTTACTGTGGCTGTTAATGGTGTAGTTGTTGTAGATTGAACATCATATTCAACACCAGTAAGTGCAGATGGATACAAACTTTTAAAATTAACTCTGACAGTTGGATTATTTTTATTTGTCAAAATAGTTAATGTTGCATCACTTTCTAATGCAGATATGTTTGCAACTTTTGAATTTGTATTTGTTCTACTAACATCACCACCTGCATTTGGTTTTGTTTGTACTTCTTTAGCTGCAAGTGCATTTGCAAATTGTGTTGTACTTTGTGGAAAACCTATACCAATAATCCAATCATGTACTTCAATATAATTTGCAAAATTTTCTTGTACAATAAAAGTAAGATTCAAATCTTCATAATTTACAACTTCACCCATTGCAGGTATTCTTTTAAATCTTGTTGTATATTCTGCATTACCATCAAACGATAAGCCTGGTATGTTTGCTCGTATAACATTATACTGAACATTAGGTAATTTCATTATATCAAATCTAAACTGTGTATTATTTGCATAGTCTATATTTGATGGTTGTCTTGCAAGTGGGTTAAAATCTACCATAGTATTTTCCTTTTATGATACTATTTATACACAAAAAAAAAAGACCCACTTTTTAGGGTGGGTCTTTAGTGCGAGGTATATTATTTTATTATTATAAAATTACTATTATACTAAATTAGTAACCTTTACTCTACGATAGTAGACATTAGCATTTGCAGTCATTGTTCCGTCTGTAATTGCTGTGCTACCTTGAGAGAATGGGTTCATTGCAAGACCGTATCTTGTTTTGAAACCAATTTTTGGTTGGAATGTATTCTCACCAACTGCACGAACCATTTGCAATGGAACATATGGGCAGTAGTAAATACCTGCATCATAAGGTGAAGAACCCTTATATCCAACAACGAAGAACTGATTAGCAGAACCGTTAGCAGAATATGGGTCAATGTACACTTTGTACTTACCATTGATTGTACCAGCAAAAGTATTACCAGTATCGTCAACATTTAAGTTAGTGTTTAATGCAGGAGCATAGTCAAGAACACCAGCCATTGAAAGTGCAGAAGCAACATCTGAAGAACAGATAACTATGTTACCTTTTCCTCTACGAGTTTCTTGTGCAACAACATTTGCATCTCTTTCAACTTGGAATAATAGTCCTTTGAATTTCTCAACAGACCATCTACCATTTGAATCTGCATCTAAATCGAATGTACCTTGTGTAGTTGTATCTACAGCAGCACCTTCTTTTGCAGTAATGTAAATGTTTCTAACAACTTCTCTATTGATTTCAGAAAGAATCTCAGCAGATAAAATGTTAGCAAGTTCTGTTTCTGCGTCTAGACCGTGAATTGCTTTTAAGTCTTGAGCAAGTTCCATTGTGTACTCAGCTTTTAAAGCTCTTGATCTTGCAGTAACAGTTTGCTTGTCGATTGAAAACGCCATTTGTGCAAAAGCATTAGTAGTTGTATCACCTTTTGCTTCAGCAGCAGATGTTTGCATTGCAACACCAGTTACATATGTACCAGCAGGGTCATCATTAAGAACAGCAGGGTTAGTACCTTGCATTTGAGCAGCGCCACCAGACCTATCGTTATCTGGTTCGTTCAAGAATGTTTCAGTACCACTTTGTGAATCATACTTAGCTCTCATTGCAAAGATAAGACCTGTTGGGCCTGTCATAGGTTGTACACCACAAACATCATATGCAATTAAGTTAGGCATTGATCTTCTAACTAAAGAAATTAGGATTGGATCCCAATTTCCTACACCAGCAGTTGAGTTTGTAGGTGCAGCCTCTGAAAGAAATGCGGCATCTTCTTTAAGGGCTTTTTCTTGGTTTTCTAGGATAACTGTGGTTACAGCTTTTCTATAAGAGTCTTTGATTTCAGGTAAATCTTTATGCTCTAATACTGGCTGCCACTTTTCCTGTAAATGTTCAGTTTGAAACATTTGTATTTCTCCTTTTACAGTTTGTTAATATTATTTATTAAATTTTAAGTTTTTACACTTATCACTTTTTTGTTTTAGTGATTGCAGCCAAGTAACTTGCCATTGAACCACTAACTTCCTTCGATTCTACCTCTGAATTTTCAGATTCAGAATCTACAGATTCACTAACTACTTTCTTCTTTGGGAAATAACTTTCTTTCAATGTTTCAAGTTTTTCCTTAAAAGATTCTTCCGTAGTAAATTCAGCATCTTTTGCTAATTCTTTAAACTTCTCAACTTCTGTGTCTGCTAAATCAGCAGAAACTTCAGCGATTAAAGAATCACGAACCATTCCAGATACTTTACCGTTTAACTCGGCATTTTTCTCGACTTGTTCGTTCAATTTCTTCTCTAACTCGTCAATCTTTTCAGATTGTGATTCGAGAACATCATACTTCTCATTTGGTACATCAATATAATGCTCTTCAAAAAGAGTTTTAAGACCAGTAATGAAATCTTCAGCAATTTCACCCTTTAATCCTCTTTCGATAGCTAATTCATTATCTTTTAACCATTGTTCTACAACATAGTTTAGATAGTTATCAACTTTTTCAGTCAAATCGGATTTAAAAGATTCCATTTGAGTTTCTGTTTCTTTTTTGCTTTCTTCTTCAATTCTTTCAACTTCTGAACGAATTTTAGATTTTACAGCAGCTTCAAAGATTGTTTTTGCTTTGTTTTTGAATTCTTCAGACAATTCTTGTCCATTCATTAACGCATCAACATCTTCAGAAACATCAATAGATGCTAAACGACTATCAAGAGTAGATTCCTCTTTCTCATCTTTCTCAACATCTTCTTTTTTAACTTCTGCTTTCATTTTGTAACCAGCAGCAATTTTTTTGGCTTTTGGATCAGCAGCTTTTTTGACTTTGTCTCCAGCTTTTGCAGAACCAGTATCTTTATCTTGTGGTTCGTCAACAGCAGGGCCTAAATCTTGAACTTCTCCATCAACCTTCTTCATTGAATCACCTTTAGCAGCTCCTTTTTTCGCAACATCATGTTGTGCTTCTTCTAATTCTTGCGATACTTCTGCCTCAAGTTCCTCAATTGTCTTATCTATTTCTGACATTGGGATTTCTCCTTTGGTTGTTGTTTTGTCATATTATATTTATAATTTTA